GCCCAGGTGGTTTGGTACGACCTGCCGTGGTCCAGTCAGGACTACATCCAAGCCAACGCCAGGGTCTACAGGCAAGGGCAAGAGAAACCGGTCATCTTGCATCACCTGGTCATACCCAAGACAATCGACAGCCAGATTGTTGACGTCCTGGCCGAAAAAATAAATGTTCAGCAGGCCGTCCTAAATGCCTTAGATTGTGCATTATTATATCCATGAAAACAACACACATCGTTAGCGCGTCTGTGACGCCTCGCCTGTCGGATGAGGACATCGACCCCATTGAAATAGACGATCATAAGAACTCGACGGACTCGTCCATAGAGGGGTGGTTGCCGTGGGACCCGGAGGACATTGAGGACATACGCAGGATCATTGACGAGCGCATGAGTGATAAACAGCAGTTCATAATGGACGCGTTCCTTGACGGTTTGACGTGCGGTGACGTGAACGTGACAGAAAAGTACTGGCGCTATCACTTTGCCAAGGCCGTGGAGTTTATCAAGCAGGAGCTAAAGCTATGAGTGAGTTTGTGATCATTGAGATGATGAAAAACGGCACGTATGAACAGCACCACTTTCCTTGTGCGATTGAGCTTGACATGGCAAGGTACATGAACGAGGACGTAGTGAGCCTGCACGTTTGCAGTAACGAGCGGGACCAGGAACGATTTGGAGAACTTCTAAGGAAAATGCGCGATGAATGACCCAGTCAATCAGAATAGTTCAGTTAAATATTGTGGTCGATGCGGTAATTTTCAATTAATTGCGCTATTTGCTAAAAACAAAATCAAAAAAGATGGGTTACAAGAGCGTTGCACGCCATGTAGAAAAGAGCACATTAAAAAAGTAAAACATTTAAGAAAGCCACAAACTAAAGAACAACAAAGAAAATACGTAATACAATCCTATGGGTTAACAGTAGATGAATTTAATAAAATGTTGATTGAACAAAACAATGTTTGTGCAATTTGTGAATCGGATGATTGGGGAAAACCATCTCCTAGTATTGATCATTGCCACGTTACGGGAAAAGTAAGGGGTCTTTTATGTAATAATTGCAATAGGGCCTTAGGACTATTTAAAGATAAAATTGGAAATATTAAAAATGCAATCAATTACCTTGACAAATAATGATGCGGTCAACCATCCAAGTCACTATACCAGTAGTCCCGCAAAATGTTCTTGCGGTGAAACTATCGAGTGCATACAGATCACCGAGCACATGAACTTTTGTTTGGGCAACGCCGTCAAGTACATTTGGCGCGCGGATCTAAAGCATGACGCCATTGAAGATCTAAAGAAGGCAGTTTTCTACATTAACCGTGAGATAGAGAGAAGAACACTATGATGTCAATAAAAGAGGTACTTGAGAAAGAGCTAATAGATGCCTACAGAGACCTGGAGGATGACATCAACGACTCGGCGGAGGCCGAGCCCGGATCTTACCTCGAACGCAACCTAGCAAACAACCTTGAGTACTTAAACGCGCTCAAGGTTATTGGCCCGTACTTTGTACATGAATTTGATCGAAGAGTAAAAAGAGACTTAGTTTTATAACCTAAAGGAAAAAGAAAATGACAGACAAAACATCAATAGACACCCTTCAAGTAGCTTTGAAGTTTCAGGTGCAAGAGATCAATACACTTTTAACTGTGTTAAATCTCCCCAGTCAGGCGCCAACCACTACTTTAGGGGCGTTCATTATGTCAATTCAAAACCAGGTATCACCACAAATCACGGCGTTTGAGGTGCTTAACAAAGAAAAAGAAACAACTGAGCCTGTTGCAGAAACAACTACGACGGTAGCCACAGCATGAGCGAGAGCAAACTACTCAGGATGCTAATGGACAAGAACGGTATCTCCAACGCTCAAAACGTGGAGAAGGCCCGCATGGAGTTAGCGGGGGCCATCACCCGCGTGGTGGTTAACGAGGCTCTGGCGGAGGCTAAACAGCGCGCGCAAGTGCGTGATCAAATTGTTGGGGCGAAAGAGCCAAAGTAATTGCATTAGTATATTTAGAGGACCAGGTAATCTAACATTTAGGATACCCTCACTGATAAGGGGGATGTCGGAGTGAAAATCTCCGTCTTGTTCTCTAGCCAACAAGTCTGAGAATTGGCAGGAAGACGTCGGTCAAAGGTGCTCTGAACTTGTGTTGTCTGATCAGCTAGACACAGTTAACACTATCATCCCGATACTCTGCTCGGTTCGCAACCGAAACAGTTCTCAGTCTTGTTGGTGCTCTGCGTCGCAGACCAATAACGTTTCTCATGAGGCAATTAGAGCCGAAGTGATATTGACCGGCAAGGGTCGCAAGGCCCTCAAACAGCATCCAGAATCAACTGGTGATCCCTACAGACGTGTAGGGGTACGGTCTCCTTAACTACTAAAAATTATGGTAACAAAAATACTAACAAAATACAAACCCGAGATGTGCGAGCAGATCATTGAGCTTGGCATGCAGGGCGCAACGCAAAAAGCCATGTGGTCCGCGTTGGGCATTAGCAAGTCCACGGCAGACAAGTGGAAAAAAGACAACGCAGAGTTCGCTGAGGCAGTCAGCCGGGCCACCACCGAGTCCCAGGCGTGGTGGGAGCGTGAGGGTATTGCCAATCTATCAAACCGCACGTACAACACCAGGCTGTACGAGGTGATGACAAAGGCGATGTTCCCCGAGGACTACCGCGAGGTCAAGGACAGTAAAGTTGACGTTAAGGCCGAGGTTACGATCGATTTCGGCGGTGAGGTGGCTAAACTAATATCCGCCCTAAAAGAGAACAAATAAAAGTAAATATTCTTGCGCAAAACGAAAGGACCTACGGGTCCTTTTTGCATTATTATATGTACCTTAACAAGAACAGAAAGACTTCAATGACTGCACACGCATTACTTTCGGCATCCGGATCAGATCGATGGATGTCCTGCACACCCTCAGCCAGATTAGAGGCAACGCTCCCAGAACAAAAACGACAAACGGGATCTTTTAGCTACAGTGAGGAGGGCACAACGGCGCACACATTGGCGGACGCTGAACTAAGTTTGCTGTTCGGTCATATAAAGAAAGCAGAATATGACAAAATTATCGAGCAAGTTAAATCAACAGAGTACTACAACAAAGAATTTCACGAGTACGTCAATAATTACGTCCTTTACGTCCGCTCTCAGATTGGCGAAGGAGACACTCCACTCTTTGAACAGCGCGTCGATTTCAGCGACTATGTCCCCGAGGGGTTCGGCACCGCGGATGTGGTGATTCTTTCAAAAAATAAGATCCGCGTAATGGACCTTAAATTTGGCAAGGGCATCCCAGTGTCTGCGAAGGACAACAGCCAGTTGCGTTTGTATGCCCTTGGAGCGTACTGCAAGTTCAGGGAAGAGTTTCCAGACGTAACAGAGGTTGAGTACACCATCGTACAGCCACGACTTGACTCAATCACAACCGATCACACAACCCTAGAGAAGCTACTGGACTGGGCGCAGTACTACGTTAAGCCAAAGGCTAANAAAGCCTGGAGCGGATCCGGTGAGTTTACCCCTGGGGACCACTGTCAATTTTGTCGCGCTAAGGCACAGTGCCGCGCACGCTCGGACTTCAACAACGAACTGGCCAAGCTGGACTTTAGAGAGCCGCCACTGCTCACAGAGGACGAGGTCACGATGGTGCTAGAACGTGCGAGCAGTTTAAAGACCTGGGTGAGTGACGTTGAGGAGTTTGCGCTTAACCGGGCAGTTGCCGAGAACATTACCCCACCAGGCTACACGCTTGGCACGACGGTCACGCACCGCAAGATCCTGGACCATAAACTGGCCGAGATGAGGCTTGTTGAGATGGGCATATCCAAGAGCAAGATCTACGAAGAGCCCAAGCTAAAGTCCATTGCGTCACTGGAAAAACTTGCGCCGAAGGGGCAAATTACAACAATACTTAGGGACCTAATTGTGAGACCGCCGGGCTCACCAAAACTGGTGCGCGTGAAGGACACCACAGCGGAAGACTTCGCATGATCATCCAATTCTTTAATTTAAACATCAGTATTCCCGAGGTAATGATTGAAAAGTATTGCAAGGACATGGCGACCATGGTAGAATGGGAGAATCGTCAGTCATTGGAGCGCTTGCGCGATGCCATGAACGATATCTTGTTTGTTGTGGCCGATCACCCCAAATTATTGGAAAACTCGGAGAACTACGGCAACTTTGTGAAGTCTCTAGCGATACGTGTTGCATTATCGAAACTCAGGATACTGTACGACGATTAGTGCGATACAATGTGCGTTATAGGGTTGTCGGTCCGGCCCCTATTCAAGTCCGGATCTAATGCTAAAAAGGTAATTTAAAATGGTTCAATCAGTCAAAACCAAAGTGGTAACCGGTAAAGTTCGTTTCTCTTACGTCAACGTTTTCCAACCAAAGGCGAACCAAGAAGGCGGAGAGCCAAAGTACTCTACAGCGCTCTTGATCCCAAAGTCTGACAAGGAGACAGTGGCCAAGATCAACAAGGCGATCGAGGAGTGTAAAGAGGCCAACAAGGCAATGTTCGGCGGTTCCGTTAAGGGGCTTAAGGGTGGCCTGCGTGACGGTGATGATGAAAGAGACGGCGAAGAGTACCAGGGCATGTACTTCATTAACGCCAACTCGGCCCGCAAACCTGGCGTGGTTGACGCGGACATGAACGCGATTATTGACCCAGAAGAGTTCTACAGTGGTTGCTATGGACGTGCGTCTTTGACGTTCTACCCATACGACACCAAGGGTGGAAAAGGAATTGCATGCGGTTTAAACAACGTGCAAAAATTGGAGGACGGTGAAAAATTAAGCGGTGGATCAAGCGCCGCAGAGGATTTTGCAGTCTAACAAACAGTTTGGGAAGGGAAGGGGCTTCGGCCCCTTTTTTGCCCTCTATCATTAACTATAAAAGAGAACAAGATGGACCAATACAGAGAGTACATAGCCGCCAGTCGTTACGCACGCTTTATCGACGATAAGAACCGTCGTGAGACCTGGCCAGAGACGACAGACCGGTTTGTAGATTACATATTCAGCAGAACACCAAAACTAGAGGACGATGGCAAGTTAAAGGAGCAGATCAGAGCGGCGATTCGTGACCATAAAGTTATGCCGTCAATGCGGGCTATGATGGTGGCAGGCAAGAGCGCGGACCGGGACAACACGTGCGTCTACAACTGTAGTTACCTGCCGATTGATGACCCCAAGGCGTTTGACGAGGCCATGTTTATTCTGCTGTGCGGGACCGGCGTTGGCTTCAGCGTGGAGTCCAAGAACATAAACCAGTTGCCCGAGGTGCCCGAGCAAATGTTTGATTACGACGGCGTTATCAAGGTGCATGACTCCAAAGAGGGGTGGGCCAAGGCGCTTAGGTTGGTCATAGCGCACTTATACGCCGGGGAGATACCCAGGTGGAACGTGAGCGCCATTAGGCCCGCAGGGGCCCGTTTAAAGACCTTTGGCGGGCGTGCGTCAGGCCCAGAACCCTTGGTGGACCTGTTTGAGTTCACCGTTAAGACGTTCAAGGGCGCTAAGGGGCGTAAACTGAACTCCCTAGAGTGCCACGACATGATGTGTAAAATTGGGGAGGTTGTTGTGGTTGGTGGTGTTCGCCGGTCCGCAATGATCAGCCTGTCAGACCTGGAAGACGAAAGAATTCGCCATGCTAAATCTGGACCTTGGTGGGACACCGCGCCCCATCGTGCCCTTGCGAACAACAGTGCGGTGTATAACGAAACACCTACAGTTGGAAAGTTTATGGAGGAATGGCTTTCCTTATATAACTCACACTCCGGTGAGCGAGGAATTTTTAATCGCGAGGCGGCTCGTAAGACTGTGGAAAAGTACGGTGTACGTGATCCAAACTATGAGTTTGGTACGAATCCATGCTCTGAGATTGTTCTTCGCCCCTACCAATTTTGTAATCTTACTGAGGTGGTAGCTCGTCATGATGATACTAAAGAAACTTTACTCGAAAAGGTACGCCTTGCTACCATTTTGGGCACTATCCAGTCTACATTTACTAAGTTCCCGTATCTGCGTAAGGTGTGGCAACGAAATACAGAGGAGGAGAGGCTACTTGGCGTCTCAATCACTGGCATCTACGACAACAAAATGCTTTGCACAGAGGGGAAAGAACTAAATGACTTACTCGACACCTTGCGAGAAACTGCTCGCGCTGTTAATAAAGAATGGGCATCCATCCTCGGAATACCTGGAAGCTGTGCTATCACTTGTGTCAAGCCGAGTGGGACAGTCTCCCAGCTCACTGACGCCGCTTCTGGAATTCATCCAAGGCACTCCAAATATTACATCCGAAGAGTACGAGGCGATAAGAAAGACCCTCTTAGCCAGTTTCTTAGAGCGTCCGGAGTACCTACCGAGGACTGTGTCTACAAGCCTGAACAGACTATGGTCTTCTCTTTCCCCCAACGAGCACCCGATGGCCTTACAAGAGGAGATGTCACACCTATTGAGCACCTCTCTTTATGGCTCACCTATCAGCGTCATTGGTGCGAGCATAAGCCGTCTGTCACAATTTCCGTTGAGGAGAAAGATTGGCCGAGCGTGGGCGCATGGACTTGGGACCATTTTGGGGAGATTAGCGGCGTGTCGTACCTTCCTTATGACGGTGGCACGTACAGGCAAGCGCCCTACGAGGAGTGCACTGAGGCCGAGTACAACGAGCTTAAGGCCCAAATGCCTAACATTAACTGGGAAGATTTTAAGGAGGTTACGGATAACGTAGAGGGGGCGCAAATGCTGGCCTGCGTTGCGGGGGTGTGTGAAATTTAATTTGTAGTTGACATGGTGGTTTGGGTCGTCCTTTGAGGCGGCCCTTTTTTATGGTACAATCCGATTATGAAAAACGAAGATTATATTACAAAGATACTGGAGCACGTCGGCCCAACCATTGACGTTATGGGGCTGTTTCTTCTCGTGAAGAAGATCCAAAAAGACGAGCGTGAGCGACTTGCAGATATTGCTCAGAAAAATGGTAATGACATTCTTGCAATGCAGTTAAGAGGTGAAGCATGACACAAGATGAAATCATTGAGATGGTTATGCAAATAGGGGGCTGTGATAGACCTGAAGATGATTCACCCGCCCTAAAAATGTTTGTAACTTTTGCCAAACTGGTAGCAGCTAAAGAGCGTGAGAAGTGTGCAGAAATCTGTGACGGCTTTTACCTATCTTGGATAAACATACAAGGTAGATATGAATTCATGGGTGAGGGGGCAAGCGAATGTGCTGACGCAATCCGAGCAAGGGGACACAAGGGAGCAGTCGAATGATTCACTTTACAAAAGAAGGCCGTCGAAAGAAGGTTGGACTAAACCTATACCGCACCAGAGGTGGATTTGTTGTTGCATGGGTTTGGTATTACCCAGAAACCCACGAACTCAAGGGTTGGCGCTTCCGCTTGCGTATGCACATGAAGCCACGCATTTTGTGGTCAGTAGATTCCTGCAACGTAATTGCTAATTACTCGACCATCCATGACCTTCAGCTTGTAAACCGCGAGGTGTTGGTTGATCTTGTAGCGTCGAATAATGAGGGCCGTATGACTAAAGAAGAAATCATTGAGATGGTTATGCAAATAGGGGGCTGTGATAGACCTGAAGATGATTCACCCGCCCTAAAAATGTTTGTAACTTTTGCCAAACTGGTAGCAGAGGCCGAAAGAGAAGCATGTGCAAAGATTGTCGAGGAAAGTAGTTTGCCTGACACATATAGCGAAGCATGTTTGCTTGATATTGCAAACGAAATCAGAGCAAGGGGACAAGAATGAAATACAACGCAGAGCAAGTGGCCTTTATGTTGCATGAGGCGATAGATGAAAACCGTGAGTACAAATCATGGCAATGTAGTACTCAGCACCTGATGGCTCTTGTTGAGAGAGTTGTTGCCGAGGAGCGTGAGGCGTGTGCCAAGTTGTGTGAAACCATAGGCAACACACAAGCCAACATGAATGTGGCATGGCGCAACGGATGCCGTGATGCGGCTACTGAAATCCGAGCAAGGGGACAAGAATGACATATGAATTTTTTATGCCACCTAAACCGAATGTGTTTATTAAATTTGGAGGAAAAGGCGATGTTTGTTTTCAGTCTTATGTACCAAAACCACCTAATTTTTTTCAAAAATGGATGTTAAAGATATTTTTTGGTATATACATAGAGGTAAAAAATGACTAAAGAAGCATTGAATCTGGCGCTTGAGGCGTATCTATGCCGTGAAATGCCAGCGGGTACAGTGATTGGCGCCCCCAAATGGTGGACTCCAAGGATTGCTAACGCCATAAAAGAAGCTTTGGCACATCAGGCCGCTGTAGAGCATGAACTTGCTGAAGCGTATCGAACAGAACTCGACAAACTTTCTCAAAGAAACTACGAGCTACGCATGGAAAACGCACAACTTAAAGCACAACCCAAAGAGCCAGAGCAAGAGCCTGTGGCGTGGATGAATGACAGTACACCATCAGGAATATTTGCAAGGCACATGGAGGGTGCAAAGAACTTTGGTTGCACCATTCCCCTCTACACCACCCCACCACAGCGCAAGCCGCTGACGGATGAAATGCTTGATGACATTTATTACTGTGTTGAGGGAGGGCGAAATGAACTGGAAACGTGGAGACAGCAAGCCCGAGCAGTTGAAGCCGCCCACGGAATTAAGGAGTAATACATGACAACACAAACAGAAGCATTTAAGTTGGCGCTTAATGCGTTGGAAACAGAGCGAGATATTTATCGTGAGAACGATGAAGACGGAGCGCCTGAATACATACTTGAAGCCATCACCGCCATTGAAGAAGCCCTAGCACAGCCAGAGCAGGAGCCTGCGGCGTGGAGGAGAAAACGGTTTTCACCTGAATTGGGAGAATATTTTGAGTACAAGAGAAGGATTTTTTCAAAAGAAACAGACGGTGAAGACTGGACACCTCTTTACACCACACCACAACCAAAGCAAGAGCCTGTTGGGTATGTAAGCGAAGGCGAACCAGATAGATTGATCGCACAAAAACAAACAAAAACACCGCTTAGAAATTACAGACTGTTTACGCACGATGTGCCTTTATACACCACACCACACACAAAAGTTGGTTGTGTCGAGTGCGGAGTTAGTGGTGGTCANGCTTTTTACTGCGTAGCTTGTGCTAAAAATCTATTTGGGGGATATAAAAAATGAACANAAGGGGNCAANAATGACTATTAAAGAAATCATTCAAAAATTGTACACCGCTATAACCGACGCTTGTTTGCAAGAGTCTCATTTTGAATCTTGGCTGATTCTAAATGATGTAATAATTGATGCAGTTGATGCGCTGAAAGCATTAGATAAGCAGGAGCCTGTGGCGTGGACTGTACAACGTTGCTATGACGATGGAACACCACATCCTTGCAGCGCACTTAAATGGGCTGGTCGAAACGAACAGGATGATTTTCCTGTTGGGACAAAGTTTTATACCACCCCACCACAACCCACACAGGTAAAACTGAAGGATGATGAGATTTGGAAGTTCTGGTGGGCACGCCCAGAAATTTCAGAAGGCGAAAACGATAGTATGGAAGCAGAGTTTGTTGCTGTTGTTCGTGCAGTTTTAGCAGCCTACGGCATCGAGGAGTAAGACATGATGTACTTAGAGACTGATAAACCTCATTATTTTGTTTGGCCTGCGTTGGCGCTTAGCTTGTCAGATGAGTTTTGGATTGGAATTGGCTGGCTTAATTTTGAGCTTGGTTGGCGCAGTGGTGACGATGGATGGGACAACAAAGCACGAGGTGAAGCATGACACCAACCTTCTACAACCATTTGACGCACAGTTACGAAACGCCTGATGGGACAACAGTAGCCGCTGAGATTTGCGAGGGGGATAGCCCGTCTGATGCTTTTCGTGCCGCCCGTATTCGGGAGCAACAGAGAAACGAAGCCGCCCACGGAATTAAAGGAGATTGAAATGTTGCGAGACAAAGACGGAACGCCATATCGTTTGGTGATGGTTCCAATTTACGAACCAGTTTCTTGGCATAACTTCTAT